GACTGGCTCTTCGAACGCTTCTGGCTCTTCGACCTGGAACGCAATACCCGCCATGACCCCGATGCCATTCTCTCCCAGTTCGCCTACGCCAGAATGCGCTATGGGGCTGACGTCTTCCTGGTGGACAACATCATGTCCGTAGATTTTGACAGCAAACGCGACGCCGATTTCAACCGCGTTCAGTCCCAGTTTACTCAGACTCTGGCCGCTTTTTGCAAACGCCAGCACGTACATATCCACCTTGTGGTCCATCCGAGGAAAAGCACTTCCGGCAAACCCGGTGACATTACCGCAGATGACGTACACGGTTCCGGCGATATCACAAACCGCGCTGATAACGTCTTCTTCTTGACCACTCACGCCTCTGTAGATTCCCAGGGCAATCCGGAACAGAAGCCAATCCTTATTACCCTCAAGAACCGGGATTTCGGCTCCAAAATCAACCAGTATCTGGACTTCGATAAAAAATCACGCAGGTTTTTTGCCGATGGTTCCAGTAATCCGAAAAAACCTATGGGCTGGGATATGGATGCCCGACAGATGTCCTTCGAGGAAATCACCGGTGATGATGATAATCCGTTCTTTGGGAAAGGAATCGAAAAACTATGAAAACCATTGCCATCATGAATAACAAGGGCGGTGTCGGCAAGACCGTTACCGCCGTGAATCTGGCTGATATCCTGGTCCGGGACTGCGGCAAGACCGTTGTCCTCTGCGACTGCGACGGCCAGATGAATCTGACCCGCTTCTTCCTGCCCGGCTTTGATCCGGAAGTCTGCCCGAACCTGGCCGATGTGTTCACTGGCGACGCGGAACCGGCCTGGTCTGATAATCTTGTGCCGGTTTGCCCTGGTCTGGATTTGCTGCCCGGCTCCCCCGCCCTGTATGACCTGGACCTTCGGGCGGTGCGGGACGGCGCGGGAGACCCCTACGCCCTCCGGCGGTTCTGCGAGGCGGCGGTCTCCGATGGGGAGACGGATTACATCCTCTTCGACTGCCCGCCGGGTTACACGCTGGCCAGTGTCGCCGCCCTTCTCGCCGCAGATGAGGTCGTGGTGCCCATGCTGCTGGACGGTTTCAGCTTTACCGGAATGCTGGATATTCAGACCCAGCTGGAGGGACTGCGGGAAGCTATTTGTACGACCGGAAAGCAGGTCGATATCGCCGGCGTACTGTTGACTCAGTGGCATAACAGCGAGGTGGTGCGGCAGGGCGAACAGCTGGTGCGGGACATGGGCGTTCCGGTTTTCCGGACCGTGATCCGTCGGACGGACAAAGTGCCGGAGAGTACGTTTGAACGCACACCGATTGTCCGCTACAGTCCCACCAGCGCCGCCGCCCGCGATTACCGCACGTGGGTCCAGGAATATTTTGGGGAGAATATGTGATGGGCAAGAAGTTTGATATCGCAAAATTCGCCGCCTCTCTGGAACAAACTCCGGCGGGAGAACGGGATATCGAGACTATCACCGGTGAGATTATCCAGTTGAAGCAGGACGCTGGAAACGCGATCTTGGGTATTGGACAGCGTTTGAACGAGGCAAAGACTCTGTTGTCCGACGGCGAATGGCTAACTTGGCTGGCAGAGAAGGTGGAGTTTTCACCCCGTACGGCGCAGCGGTTTATGCGGCTTGCAAGAGAATGGTCCGATGCGACAGCGCTGTCGCATCTGGGAGCCACCAAAGCCTTGACACTGCTGGCGTTGCCGCCGGAGGAGAGAGAGACGTTCATTTCAGAGTCCCATACGGTCAACGGCGAAGAAAAGACCGTGATCGACATGACCTCTCGGGAGCTGGAAAAAGCCATCCGCGAACGGGATGAAGCGCGGCGCGACGTCGAAACTGCCTTGGCGGAAGCAGAAGCCGCGGAGGAAAGCCGCGCCAAAATGGAGACCGATATGGCGCAGCTGAAAGTCCTCCAGCAGAATGCGGCGCAGGATGCGGAACAGGCGCGGGAAGACTTACGAAAAGCCATGGCGGAATTGGAGGAATTTCGCAGCAGACCTGTAGAGGTCGCCGTGGAGAAGGTAGCGGACCCGGAAGCCGTCCAAAAAGCGCGGGAAGCCGCCGTTTCAGAGATGCAGGCCAAAGTCGACGCCGCCGAAAAAAACCTGCAAGCCTCCGATAAGGCGCGACAGGACCTGGAAGCAAAATTGAAAGCTCTCCGGAAAAACGCGGAAGCCAACGCCGAAAGCCTCGCCCGTGCCGAAAAAGCCGAAGCTGAACTTGCCGAAGCCCGTCGGGAACTGGAGGCGGCAGCGAAAGCGGAAAAGCAGACGGCGCTCAATAACGATCCGGAACTTGCGAAATTCCAGGTCCTCTTTGAACAAGCACAAGGGCAGGTCAATCAGCTTCATGGGCTATTGCTGAAAATCCGCAGTCGGGATGAAATCGCCGCTGAAAAAATCAAAAAGGCGCTGCTGGCTTTAGCGGATGCCGTCAGGAGGTGCGCGGAATGAACTGGACCGAACAGGCGCTTGCCAAACTGGACCGGGAAGCAAAAGCCGGACAGTATGACAAGTACGCCGCCATCATGAAGCAGAGCACGCTGGACGCCCTCCGGGACTTTTGCCGTCAAAACGAAGAGTTTGCCCAAGCGGTGGTCCAGGGCGGAACCCTCGAAGACTGCATGAAGAGCGTGGCGAAAAATTGCGGGAAAGGCATCTCAGATCTGGACGCTTACCGGCGGGCAGTACAGTTCTATTTCCCTGGCGCAGAAGTCCGGTTCCATATGGAACTGGACCTCTGCGGACGGATGCAGGACGAGCCTGCCGTGGTGCTGAATCTGGCGGATTTCTGGTAGTAGGAGGTAATCACCATGAAAAATCCGGAATGCACAGAACTTACCCCGGAGGAAGAAACCAAACTGATGCAGATGTTCCCAGCGTATCTTGCGGAAGAAGATGAGGATCTGGCGCGGAAGTTTTTTCAGCCGGTTGTGTTCTTCCGCCAGTGCGAGGACGACCGCCGCGCCCGGCGTTGTGTCTGTACCAGTTGTATGGAAGTGTTTTTCGCCCATAAGGAGACTTCCCCGGAGTTCTTCCGCGCCGTTCACGGCAAGCGCTGCCTCTGCCCGAACTGCGGCCAGCAATCCACCCTTGCGGAAATGGGGAAATTCGATAATTTCAGCAGTCTGACGTCCAGAGAACGTGCTGTTCAGTTGAAGGCCCATGGAAACTGGCTGCTGGTTCAGGCAGGGTGGATTACCCGTACCTTCGATCGTGAGGATCTGGGTGGGTATCTGGATTTTGAACCCTTTCGCCGGTACGCCTTTGCACCGGGAAGACGCATGATGTGGAGCCGTCAGACGGTTTCCTGGTTCGGGGACCACCACCCGGACGGCCCCTGGACGCGGGAAAACAGCATTCGGGAACCCTTCCAGCCCCGGCCATACGAACGGGAAGCTTCTTATATCCCGCTGGGCTTTGACGCGCTGGCCCGCAGTCCTCTCCGCTGGTGCCAGTACGACCGCTGGTTTAACGATACCTACGGCTGTTATGTGGGCGGACTGGATTTTGAGGATGAACCGTTCCGGATTGCCCACCTGATACGGTATCTGGCAGAGTACACCCGGCGGCCTCAGATGGAATTCCTTGCAAAACTGGAACACTTTGACATCCTCAAAGACCTGATTCTCAGTAAAAAGTCCCATGGGAATCTGCTGAACTGGGACGCGAAAACGCCGCCTGAATTCTTCCGGATGACAGCGCAGGAATACCGTGTATTTACCACAGAGGGGTTAGGCATAAACGATTTGAAGAGCTTCCGGCAGGCGCGGAAATCCGGTGTCGGGCTTGGAGAATTCCTGCAGGCGCGGAAGACGTGTGCATCAGAGCTGAACAACGTTTTACGGCGTTGCGCGGAATTGGGCGTTGGGCTGAGCAAAGCGGTCCGTTATCTGGAAAGCCAGGGCGGCACGGCAGAAATAGCCCGATTCTGGCGGGATTACCTGGACGCCGCGAAGAAGCTGGATTACGACCTGAGCCGTCCGGACGTGGCAATGCCGAAAGACCTGCTGACACGGCATGATGAAGCGGTCGCCGCGATGAAAACCCTTGAGGATAAGCAAGCGGAAAAAGCCTATGTGTCCCGTTTCCGGCGTCTGACAGAACAGTTTACCTTTCAGCTGGACGGTCTCTGTGTCCGGGTTCCCCAGTCTATTCAGGAAATTGTGAACGAGGGGACAACCCTGCGGCATTGCGTTGCTGGTTACGCGGAACGGCATATGCGGGGAAAAGTTACCATCCTGTTTCTACGGAAGCTCAAGAACCCGGAAGCGCCTTATGTCACCATGGAACTGACGACGGAAGAGAATCCCCGGAAACTGCGTATCGTCCAGATTCACGGTTTTTGTAACGACCGCGACGCGCCGGAACCGCCGGAGGTGCGGCATAAGGATTTCCTGTCGGCCTGGCTGGAATGGGTACACGACGGAAGCCCCCGGCAGGAAGATGGTTCGCCGGATATCCCGGAGACAGCGGAAATTCAGACCGATATTGCGTAAAGGAGGTAATCCCTTGCCCCACAGATACAAAGGCCGCTGGTGTAGGACCTTCCACTGCGATACCAGAGGGGACCGTTATTGCTGTGCTGATTGTCCGGCAAAGACCAAAGCAAAATGCCGCAATCCCTGCCAGAACGACCCGTCCCGGTGCCGCATGGAAGACGTTGACCGGAAAAACAATAAGTAAGAAATCCCCCCATAACATAATAAAGCATTATTTTTAGGACGACGGTCTTGAGGACGGAGGTCTGCAACCACTAAAGGAGGCAGACCTTCACCATGTCCAAATTCAAGCGTATCATTGTAGCCGGTCCCCTGGTATTGGAGGCAGTCTATCCCGCGCCCCATCCAAGAGACAGCCGGGCCGTCCGCCAGGGGAAGAAAGCGCTCAGTTCACAAGCCCAGCAGATGATGAATCTCAAGTACGCCTATCAGAAACTAGAGCTGTTGATTGCCGCCAACTTCGGGCAGAAGGACCTTTATGCTACTCTTACCTATGACGACGCACATCTTCCAAAAGACCGCAAGGATGCGCTGAAGAAAATCAAAGCATTCATAAAGCGTCTGCGAAAGACCCGGAAAGAGCAGGGGCAGGAGCTTCGGTACATCTACGTCACCGAACACAAGCACCGGCATGAGGTCCGTTGCATGGACGGGCGCTGGCACCATCACATTCTGATTAACGCCACTGGTGAGGATTACGCTCTGATACGCCAGCTATGGGGACAAGGAAACATTGAATTCCGCTCCATCCGGGTATCTGAAGAAAAGCACTATGAATCATTGGCCCGGTACTTTTGCAAGGAGCAGCGGGACAAATTAGGTCTGCGTCTCTGGTCCGGGAGCCGGAATCTGCGGAAGCCGGAAAGGGAATGCTTCCGGGTACCGGACGACACGCCGCTGAAGATGCCGCCTTCAAGCAAGGTAATACCCCTGGCGGATACCGGGAATGTAAAGACCGTCTATGGCCATTACCGTTATATAAAGTATATCAACAGGGCTGGCCTTTCTGTGCGGCGACCGAAAGCAAAGTACAGGCGTCGGAGAAAGAAATAGCTTTTTATAAAATTTTTCTGGCTTGATAACAGTATTAACTTTAGGGAAAGGAGCGCGGAGGGCATTGCAAACGCGAGAAAAATATGGTAAGATGTTGACAGTAAGGAACGGGTACCTGGAATGTCCTACTTGTCACCGCAACAGACGGCTGATGCAGATTCTCCCGAACACCAGTGGGAGGAACCTGGTAGTTTTCTGCCGGGACTGCAAGACGGAACACATCGTGGATATCGAGGGGGGCCAGTGCTTTGAGAGCCGGGGCCGATGAACAGTGCAGAATTGTGCTGTCGTCGGCCCCGTTTTTTTCTTTGTCGGAAGGATGCGTCCAGCGGAGGTGATAGCCCGTGGGTCCTTCCCGGCGCGGATTCAGGTTACGGGGCCGGGACCCCGGTATTTCCGTCCAGAAAGTTCGTATTTTCCGTGGCGATTTCGTTTCGTTTTTCTGCAAAATCAGCGAATAAATATACTTATCCACGCGAAACGCAAAAAACGCCGGTAAAAAAGCGAAACGACGGCACGACGGTCGGCGAAATATCCAGGCCGTCCTGCCGGGTCCGGGAAGGAGGTGCGTATGGCGAAGAAAAGCGAGCAGAAGCCGGTAGAAAAAGCGGCCATTCTGACGGCGGTGCCAGACTGGGCGGACGCTGGTGCAATCGGCGCTCTTGTGGGTCTGAGCGAACGCCGTATTCAGCAGCTTGCCCGGTCCGGCGTGCTGGAAACCGGAACGCCTCCGGGACGCAAAGCGAAAAAATATCCCACCTGCCAGACCGTACAGCGCTACATTGCCCACGTCAAGCAGAAAGCCCAGGAGGACGCGGAAGGCGTAGCAGAGCTGGAAGAACTGGGTCTGAAGAAGCTGCGGGCCGAGGTGGAGCTGAAGGAAAGTCAGGGCGAACTGCACCGGCTGAAGACCGCTATCGCCGCCGGGAAGTACGTGGACACGGAGAACGCAGGCCGGGAACTGGCGGAATTCCTGCGGTCCTTCCGGCAGTTTGCGCTGGATATGCCTGCCCGTGCGATGCGGTCCATGCCGGGACAGGTGGACGCCGTGACAGCAAAAGCCATGGAACGTGCCATGCGGTCGGAGATGGAAGCCATGCTGAACACGTTCGCTGACGCCGTGATGGAACTGGGAAGCGGGGTAAAGGCGGGATGAACAGATACAGCGTTGCCCCGGTCTACGTGCCGCTCTGGATTGAGAAGGCTGTGGAGGAACTTCGGCCCCGGCCCCGTCTGCCTACATCCCAATGGGCGGAAAAGAATCGGGTCCTGCCTCCCGGAAACGCTATCCCCGGCCCTTGGAGAAACCGCGTTACGCCCTATCTCACAGAAATTATGGACGCTGTGACCGACGGGGACGCGGAGAGAATCATTTTTGTGAAACCGACGCAGGTGGGTGGAACCTCTGCGATGGAAAACGTGCTGGGCGCTCTGATCTGTCAGGACCCAGGACCGGCAATGATAGTCTATCCCTCTGACGACCTGGGCGAACGGATTGTGGAGGCCAAGCTGGAACCGATGATTAAGAGCTGTCCGGCCCTGTCAGAACTCTACCAGGAAAAGGAAAGCAAAAAACTACAGCTGAAATTCCGGGATATGACGGTCTATCTCACTGGCGCGAATTCTCCTGCTGATGTGTCCAGTCTCAATATCCGTTACCTCTTCCTGGATGAGGTGGACAAGTATCCGGGCGCAACGAAAAAAGAATCTGACCCCGTAAGTCTGGCCATTGAGCGGACCAAGACCTATACCACGAACCGCAAAATTTTCATGGCCTCAACGCCTACCGTCAAATCAGGCCGTATCTGGCGTGAGAAGGAAGCAGCGGAGCAGGAGCGTCATTACTTCGTCCCCTGCCCCCACTGCGGTCAGTACATCGAATTGGTAATGTCTCAGCTCAGATGGCCCGGAAAGGATGAGTTCCCCGACAACAGAGACCGGGCAGACAGAGCGGCGTATGTCTGTCAGAAGTGCAGCGGCTTGA